CCCACGCTCCATGCCCCCTTCGTTCCAGACGTCGGGGTACTCGTCGCGCAGGCGCAGCGCCCACTCGTAGTCGAACTGCGGGTACTGGGAGTTCCGAAGGCTCACCGCCTTGTCGTCGCCCTCGGTCGGGAAGTCGGTGACGGGCATCAGTCCATCACCCGGTAGACCACGTCACAGCGGCAGTTGATCACCTCCTCCGGCGGGCCACCCATCTGAGACGGGTACATGAGGCCGTTCGAGAACTTGTCGGAGATCGCCACGGTCTCGTTGTCGATCGCAGCATGCGACGCCCTGACGGACAGGTCGCCTGCGGTGGTCCACGTCTTGTGCGTGAACCCCTCGTCAGACGCTGCGGTTTCCTTGACGTTTTGGATCAGCATGGCCGACTCGGTGCGCGCAACGGTGTCGGAGTTCGACGGGATCTCGGCACCGAACTTGGCCTCGAGCGTGCGGCTGATCTCGGTGATGTCGCCAGCGCCGGCCGTCCTGAACACCTCGAGGATCGACTTCCGGAACGACTCGCGGCGTGCCGTCTCGACCTTGACCATCGATGCCGTCTGCGTCGCCGCCTTCTGGTACCACTTCGGGTCGCTGACGTCGACGATCTCGAAACCGCCGAACTGCGCCTTCGCGCTGTTCAGGGCGTAGGTCGCGACGGGGTCCATCGCGTTCTTCAGGTAGTCGCGCGCGTCCGCCGCCCACTGCACCGGAGTGCCGAGCACGTATTCGAGTTCCGCGCCGGTCAACTCGGGCAGGTCGCCGACCGCTCGGAAGCGGGGCAGGCCGCGGAGCCGCTCGAGGATGCCGCGAGCGTTGTGCTCCTGCAGTTGACGTACGCGACGCCGGACGCCGCGCACCTGCCGAGGCGTCTGCTTCGGGTACGCCTTTGCGCAGGCGTGAAAGTCGCGCTGCTCGACCGGGGCGTCGGCCTCGACTGGCGGGGCCAAGGGCGCGGCAGGCGGCTCAGAAGGCGGCGCAGCGGGTTCCTCGGGGGCCGGGCCCATGCCGAGGTCGAGCCGCTCGTTCACTTGATCGAGCGAGTAGCCCATCATGACGAGCGCGTTGGCCTGATTGACCTTCTCGGTCATGTTCGGCTGCAGCGCCTCGATGCCCGTCAAATCGAAGGTGAGCCACGTGTCGCGCGGTTGCTTCACCGAGTAGGGCTCGAACAGCCATGACCACATCGCGTCCTCGATCTGGCGCAGGCGGGGCACGACGGTGTTCTCCCACGTCTGCGCTCGAGCGGCGAGGGCCGACGCGCGGTTGTAGTCGGGCGTCTGCGCGACGTCGAACGGGTTGACCCCGAGCGCGGCAAGGATCTCCTGACGGTGCATGTCCATCAGTTCCTTGAACGCCATGTCCTTCGGGGTGGTCTTAGACTGCTCGTACTTCAGACCCCCCGACAGGATCGCCAGCCGGGCAGCCCGGATCGATCCCTTGTGCCTGTCCTCCCACTGCGACCGCAGGGCTTCGACCTCGGTGACGTCGAGCGGTTGGTCGGAGTAGAGGATGCCGCCCGGGTCAGCGCCGTTCGACAGGAGGGCCGAGTTGTAGGCGTTCGCCTTCACGTCAAACCCGAGCGAGATAAGCACGCTCTGAATCGGCGACAGCCCGCGCGTAGGGTCGTTTGGGTTGAAGGTCTTGATGTGCCCGATCGAGTCGGCCGCGAAGGCAACGACGCCGCCTCGGGGGTTCGAGTATCGGTAGCCGAGCACCAGTCCGCTGCGCGGGTCAACGTCGACCGTCATGGCGGCGGGGTTCAGGAGCAAAAGTTCGCGCGGCACCTGACCGCGTTTGAACGGCGCAGCGCCCTCGCCGAACGCCACGATGAAGCACTCGCCATGGATGTCCATCCACGAGGAGATGCCTTCGAGGAGGCCATACGTTGACATGAGCGGCGACGGCTTGTCGAAGAGCCGCTGCCACGGGTCGGAGTCGGCGACCGGATCGCCCTCACCGCCGCGCTTCGATCCGTTCTTGATGACGATCGGCACCGAGGCGGTGTAGCGTCCGAGTGCTCGGATCGCGGCGTAGACCCACGGCGACTGCGCGTAGGGGTTCGTGACGTTCGCGTCGCCCTGCGCTTGCTGATTGAAGAAGGTGAACGACGGGATCGGGTACGACTTCTCCGACGTCGCCGGTGCCACTGCCGTCCGAACGCCAAGCGCGATTCGTTGGAATATGTTCATTGAATCATCGGGCGTCGCGTGCCCGAGGCACCGAGCGCAATGAGCACGGCGTCGGCGAAGTCGGGGCTGCGCTTGATCCGTGCCTTGATTTCATCTTTGCTCTCGACCGCGATGCGACCGCGACCGTCGAACCAGTACGACGGGGCTGCAAGGTCGGCCCAGATCTCCTTCCATTGTGGCCCGATCCGGAGCTGCCGCGCCCGTATGAGCGACCGCGCCACCCAATGGAGTTCGGAGCGCCGGTTGTTGAAGGCGGCCTCGCGCCCGACCACCGAGCCCCAGTCGCCGAGGCACCCGGCCCCGAAGTCGACAGGCACCACGCGCACCCCGTCCTCGGCGAGGCGGTCGACGACCCCTGCGCCCATGCCGCAGACGTCGACGCCGACGCGCCCCGGCCGGACGCCATGGCGGCGCATGGCCTCGCGCAGCCGCCCGGCGGTCTGCATTAGGTCGGCGTGCGACCACGACTGGCACTCGATGACGGTGCGGGTCTTGTCCATCACGACGAGCACCGAGCGGTCGTCACCGAACCGGGCGACGTCGAGGCCGATGCGCATCTCCTCGTCGACGCCCGTCGGGGTGTCGGCCTCGAGCAGCTCGGTCACCGTGACGAGGCTGTTCGTCGAGGTCTTCGGGAACCGGCCGAGGACGCGCGACGACCAGAACGGCGAGTCCTCGCCGTGCCGTTTCCGCATCTCGTCGACCCACTCGCGGGTGACAGCGCCCTCGATGACGTCGCGCCCCTCGACGACGTTCGGGTGATCGAGGCATGAGACCGAGATCACGTTGAACATGTCAGGGCGCTGCGCGGCCTCGTAACAGTAGCCTGACGTCGTGACGGGGTTGAAGCACAGGACCATCCGCGAGCCCTTCGACGAGAGCAGGGTTTCGAGCGCGTCCCACATGGACTGATGAACACCCTCGGCCTCGTCGACGACGACGAGGTTCGCGCGGCCGTGCACGCCTTGAATGGCCGTCGGGTCATCGACCGACAGGGCCTCGGCGAGGCGGTCCTTGAACCGCCACTTCGTTTCCTTGAGGTCGCCGCCGATGATGACCTTCGACTGCTCGACGAGCTTGCGGATCTCCTGCCACAGGATCGAGTGCACCTGCTTGTTGGTCGAGGCGGTGCAGACGACGCGCGCGCCGGGCCGCATGGCCATCCACTCGATGATGAGGGAGGCAAGGGTTCGGGTCTTGCCGACGGCATGACCGGCCATGACGAGCGTCCGCCGGTGATCGCGAACCGACCGCAGGATGCGGGCCTGCGCCTCCCACGGCTGCCAGCCTAGAACCTTCTGGGCGAACCGCGAATCACTCGATGCCGTCGATGTCGCTGAGTTGATCGGTGACTCGGCCGACATGCTCGGAGTTCTCCATGAGTTCCATGATCGAGATCTTTTGGGTCTGCTCGACGGCCTGCTTCAGCTTCCATGCCTCGGCGCGAGCCTGCAGGATCTTGAGCGCGCGGTCGGGATTGACGAGCAGCTCGGGCTTATCGCCCGCCGGGCACTCGGGGTTGACGTAGTCCTTGCACAGGACGGACCGCTCGAGGAGGTCGTAGAACTCCTCCTCGGCGGCGACGAACTCTGCCAAGATCGCCGGATTCCGCGCCCACGTTCTTGCGGTTTCGGGGTCGATCATGCATCGCTTGGCGGCTTGAGTGCGGGTCGCACCCTGCCGCAGGTACCGAAGAAACCGCTCCTTAACGCCCGCCCACTTGTACGGTTCTTGCGGGATGTACTCGGGTTTCGAGATCATGCTCCTAGTTTACCGGGGGCAGCATCTCGACGAACTGGGCGAGGCTCATGACGTAGTTGGCCACGACGCCGTTCGCTCGGGCCTTGACGATCCACTGGGTCTGCTCGGGCC